ATATGTGCTTTTAAAGTTAACGGAAAACCATTAGAATTGGGTAGAACAACACACGATAAAACGTTTTCAGATTTTATAAAATGTAGTAAAGTTCCCACGAATACCCAAATATGTTTTTTAGATGACACATATTATCCAAATATGAATAACGATAATGTTTATTATATAAAAGTGAAACCATATATGCATGATTTATCACATGATTTATTAATTAAACGTTTTATTTCGAGCGATTTTGGTAAAACGATTCTGAAGGATAAAAAGGAAGCTGATGCTTTCAACACTTTTATGAAACAATTTATGATAAAATATGACTACACATATGTGGAGAAAAAAACAAAGGATTATGATATTGATAAAATTGTAACTAAAAAAACGATGATACACCTACAAGACTTTTTCAATAAACATAATAAAACGGCATATCCAACTCTAAAATTCAAAAATACTCAGCAGCAACAACAACAACAAAGCCGAAAACACAAATTAGTACATAATAAAACATTAAAGAATAGGCGCTAGTTCAAGCTGTATTTCATCTAGGTAACTTTTGAGAAGTTGGTTTACTGCGGATGTTGTAAATAATAATACTCCTGCACTAAATGCTATTTTTCTATCAAGCTCGGAAAATTTAATAACTCTAAATGCATTGAAGCGCCATAATAAAAATAAACTAATATAAATTTTTACATAATAATCTAGATCATCTAAATATGCTGGTGCATTTTTGAATAATCCGAATGCTAAACCGGCATACGTTAGATACGAAATAAAAACGAACACATTGAACATATTATCTTGCAAATCGTGTATTATTTTATCAAACATCTATCTATATAATAAATATTTATTATATATTTTACGTTTTCTTTTTACGTTTTCTTTTTACGTTTTCTTTTTACGTTTTCTATCTTTAGAATTATTAGATAGTAATATATTAAAATAATATGTTTTATTATATTAATGGCGTCAACATATGCTTTTGGTAAAAATGAGAATACATCCCAAATAACGGATTCAATAAATAGAAGGATATACGATAGAAATGTTCCGTCCCAAATTCTGCAGCCGTATTTAAATGTTAGACCGGTTATGACAAAATATTCTATCATGCCCATAGTTGATCCACGCGCGCCTATTAAAACTCCTTTAGAACAAATGCCAGTGTATAATACAAGTAAGGTATTTAATCCAGGGAATGCTACCGCACCATGGTCTGGCTACGCATCAAAAGTAAATGTAGAGTCTGAATTAAGGAATCAAATTTATGCATTGCAAAAATGCAGTCAATCTGTATACGTGCCTAATAGCAATAGCGATTTATATAAATTTAGTTTTAAAGCAGACAAACAAGGTGGACAACAATATCAACCTTTTCCAGAGTTATTTACTGAGGAAAAATTCAATTCATTTAATCCGAATCCCGAAAATGTGGGGGATGGACTATTCAACAACTGCACACGTCAACAGATTAAGGATTTAACGGGTAAATCTGCAAATGGATGCAAGTATTAGATTATATTTGTGGCTTTAGCGAAGGAATATGCGAATTATTATCAGACATAAATATAATATGTCTAATAATACATTACCTGATAATAAACTTTCTGATATAGATCTAGAATACTTAATAAATAAAGAACTATATGGAAAATCCATCGATAGTAAAATGCAACCACATATTAATATAAATAATAAAAAGGATAAAAAGTTTTATAAAAAGCGCATATATGATTTGACGAAACAATTATTAAGCAATGAGCAACCGCCTACATTATTTCCAGATGTGTTAAATACGTTTGACAATTATATAAAAACTTGTATTTCATATTTTAAGGTAATTGACACATCTGATATAATTCAAGAGGATTATGATAATTTATTGGGACCAATAAATAATGCTACTAGTTTTGATAATGTAGCTGGTGTTGATAATATGGACAATATAGATGAAATAAACAAATTAATGATGCGTTCTATAAAAATAATGGAGCCAAATGCGCTTGAAAAATTAGTAAAAAGAACGATTACTAAAAAGGAGATAGAACCTATAATACCACAACAAAAAGATATTAATTTAAAGGATCCCGTTTTGAAAAATAAAGGAATTCGTAAAAAGAAAAATATCACTAATAAATATGACGAAAATGTTATATTGGAAAAAAACAATCACTCGAAAAAATAAAAGTAAAAGTAAAGGAGGAAAAATTCATAAAAATAAAAATAAAAGGAGTCATAATATCAGCAGGCACAATAATACTAAACGCAATACAAAAACATTAAAATTTAAAGAAAAGTTGCATAATTATTCAAAATTGGTAAAATTAAGATGTAGTCCAAAAGAGAAGAAAAATGGCTTTAGTTGTTTAGAAGATGATACTATATATAAATTAAAAGAATTATGGAATGCCAGACACCCTGATGCTAAAATAGTTACAAATGACTCACATGAGATATGGGAACTATTGAATCGCAATATGAGCAATGTTTGCAACACAGAGTCTTGTTGGTTAAAACAAAAATTTGTCAATGGAAAATTAGACAAAGAATTGGCTAGTTCTTTTGCACCAGTATCCCCCTCTGAATGGAAAAAGAATCCAAATGAATGGCTTTCTAGTATGGATATATTAAATGTAATGAAACAATATGAAAAGGCGTATAAATGTTTCGATTTTATAGGACCATCTCCCATAGATTTCGATACACATCAATTATATGGTGAATGTGTGTGGGAGGAGTTGTGTCATTTTAATGTAGAGAATGAAATTAAAAATGGTAAATTTAAAATAGGGATTATATTTAATTTAGATCCACATAATCTTGGAGGAAGTCATTGGGTTTCCATGTTTATAAATATTAAAAAATCGATAATATTTTATTTTGATAGTGCGGGGGATGAAATACCAAAGGAGATGATGACATTTGTGGAAAGAGTTAAAAAACAAGGTAAAGCATTAAAGTCTCCTATAAATTTTAAATTTGATCAAAACTATCCTGTAGAACATCAATACGGAGATACCGAATGTGGTATATATAGCTTATATTTTATAGCACATATGTTAGAAGATAGACACGCAAGTGAGTATTTTAAAAAGCATATCCTATATGATAAATATATGGAAAAATTTCGTAAGATATATTTCAACGACTCATTATAAATATCATAATTAAAAATTTTATAATAAAAACATTTTGTTGTTTTAGTATAAAATGAATAGTAAACAGGATAAAATAAACAAAAATAAGTCTTATGATAAACCCGCCGAAAAGTCTGATGATAAACCATCTGATAACTCCGTAGATAAACTAGTAGATATCCCAATAAATAAACCAACTGAATCGATAGAACAAATCGGCGAGGTTATAGATCAATCTTCCAATAATGTCAAATTATCTGACAAGCAAAACGAGGAACAACAGCATATGTGCAAACAATTTATATTAGATCCATTGTCAGTAATTATAAAATTAGCTATTATTAGTCACAAGCCTGTTGGTACAAAAATAAGCATATGTAATAATTTGGTAGGTATACAAGAGAATGGAATATTTCAACCAATTGTCAGATTTATGTTGCAAAATACGAAAGAAGACTTGCATTTTTTATATAATCCCATTGAACTCGCATGTAAACATTTTTTATCCGACACATTTACTGCAAAAATGCCCAATATTAAACATTTATTTGAATGCGCGTTGTACGGATTATCAAAATTAGATCAAACATATAAATCTAGTCCCACTATTGTGCTATGTCTGCATTATTATTCCAATTTGATATTGAATTATCTCAATAAGCCGTATAATAGTAAATTATTCAAACCTGACACAATGACGCTGCTATATACGGGTCTATTAGTTACTAAATTAACAAGCAAATGGACAAATGTAAAATTACAAATGGTTTTAGATCTAAATGAATATTTGATAAGTAATGATAATTCAGAGGATAATCTTAATGGTCTGGAAATGTTTATGAAGGATTTTGATAATAAAATACAACAAGCATTTCTCTCTTTGTATATTACAAAATTACCTGTTTCATTAGATACTATTAGCATATAATCTGATAGAACTCCGCAGGCGTTAGCCGAAGGAGTTTATATTCTTGATTTCTTAGTCTTGTTAGTCTTCTTATATTTCTTAGTTTTCTTATATTTCTTAGTTTTCTTAGTTTTCTTAGATTTCTTAGTATTAGACTTTTTAGACTTCTTTGATTTCCCCCCATCAATTGTTTCTATTTTTATTTTTTTGGAAACTTTAAATACGTCATTTCTACCAGAAAAAATGTCATCTAACTCCGCTTCTTTTTCTTCTTCTTCTCTTGCTAGTTTTTTTACCCTTTCTGCTTTTTCTTGTTTATCTGAATCAATCATTCTACGTAATACTATTGCTTCTATAGGACCACTATCTAAAGGGAATGCATTGGACTTTGGGTTATCTGCAGTTGGATTTTGTGTAATCCATTTATTATCACTAATTACTGAGCGCTTAAGAGCAGGACCGAAATTTCCATTTTCAATTTCCCCCATTTGATTATTACGAGTAATAGCCTTTTCTTTTAGTTGAGGTGTAGATACGGAATAAAATTCAGCTTTAGAACCGGGGGAGAAAGAAGCTGAATTACTATAGTATTTAATATGGTCTGATCCGTCGAACGGACATTTGGTAAAAGAAGGTAGTGTTTCGTTTAATTCATCAAATACGGGGTTGGATTCTCTAGTAGTCGCATACAATAATGGCAGGCTTATATCTGTTTCTGATCCAGGTACCTGTCTAATATTACAAAAATAAGGCGAATCTTTTATTGGGTTATAGAGTCTGCGTAAATTCATAAATGTTCCAATAGTCCTTATTTTGCCATAATCATCTGCATTACTTTTTCTGGCATAAAATTCTATGTAATATTCGGTTCCTGGAATCAAATCTTTGGGTAGCACCCGAGGCATTGAGGAAGTAGTGGACGTGCCTGAGGAAGTAGGGGACCACCAATTAGTAAACATACTCATTTATATATATATATATAAATATAAATATATATAAATAATAACATGTATTATTCAGTATAATACAAAAAGAATGAGCAATGTATCTGAATTTATAAAACCCGACAATGTTGAGATATTATGGGAGGTAATTCTAGATGAAAATGTGATCAATACAAATGATCCAAATCAACTAACCAATATTAAAAATTATTTTAACAATCAACTTAGAACATATTATGAAGGAGAGAAAATGAATCCTAACGCTTTCAATTTATTTCAATTGAATAAAAATTTTATTTCCAATTTTATAACGAATATTCACACACAACAGAATCAACAGAAACCTCAGTTGACTTTAAAAAATCCTTCGGTTGCCTCCGGCAACTACGGGGTTCAATCGCTCACCTCCGGCTCGCAGCAAAAACATGATTTAATTACATCCGAAGATATTCATACAGATAGAAAAAATCAATTTGATAATGATTTAGCTGCTAGAGTAAATGAGTTTCAAAGTGCAATGACATTACCTATTCCAGAAATACCTAAGTTTAGTGATAAATTGGATAAACCAATAAATGAAATGGAAGCACTAATCGCACAAACATTGGCACAACGAAATTTTGAAATAGAGCAAATACATAAGGGTACAAATAAAAATGATGCAGAAAAATGGTTAAAGGGTGAGATCACCTCTATTAAATCAAATAAAAATGCACCACAACAACAACAACAGATAAATCATGGTGCAGAAATAAACTATATCCAAATTGGAGAAAATATGGACTCGAATAATATAAATAATGACATTATTACATTACCTAATAATATATATTCTCCTTCTAATTCTAATTCTAATTCTAATTCCATATCCACATTGAAAAAATCAATATCATGGGCTACA